GATGGCCAACCCGCTGGCGGCAGAGGAGTTCTTGCTCAAGTGCGCCGACGATGAGGAGGTGTTGACCGCCTTCGCTGACCGCGATGACCGCGAGAAGGCGATGTGGATGTTCACCTTCCGCGACGAGGCCTTCCGCCAGACCGAGTTGCACCTGTCTTTCCTGGCTAAGACCAATGGCAAGTACTGGAAGAAGCACCGCATCGAAGCCGGGCTCGATCCCACCGCGGATCGGGCGGCACTGGAAACCTTCAGCGAGGCGGTGGCAGACATCTACAAAAAGGCCGGTGCCGGCAAGGCCACCCACATCGAGGTGAGCCAGCGTGAGCACCAGATCCAGATCACGCTCTACGTCGAGGGTCCGGTCACCGCGCTGGCGCACTTCAGCCAGAACCATTTCAGTCGCATCACCACCCGTATCGCCCTGGAGACGGCGCTGCTCTACGACCGACAGACCGGACTCGTGGAGACCATCGTCAAAGGTGGTGCCAAAAACCACAAGGCGCTGCTCCAGCTCTTTGGCTACCACCTAGTCGGCCACGAGATCAAGCCCGAAGAGATCGAACCCAAGCGCTACCGGCTCAATGCCCTGCGTGACGGGCTGGACCCCTTCGAGGATTGGGGACGCTCCGGTATCCGCAAGGTGCGTCTGCGTCGCGCCCAGTTCAAGCCGATGAACAGCAATGGGGAGGCCATTCACCTGGAAGCCTCAGAAGCCGAGTCCGAACCCGATGCATTGGCCGTGGCCCGAGCCCGCCTCAAAGTCAGCCACGCCTTCGAGGCCGAGTACAACCTCGATGGCGCCACGCTGATGGTCTATCCCCTTGAGAAGATCCGTCGCGGCCATTTCAGCTTCAACGTCTTCTCCTCGGGCTCGTCCACCATCAAGAACCTGCCGGCCCCGCATCAGCCCATGGCCCAGGCGGTACTGCGCGCCTTGAACGTCGTCGATGGCGATGAGCCCGTGCTGACGGTTGCGCCGGATTCTGAGGCTGATCAGGCCGCACTGGCGGTATGAGCACAGCCCAGATAGAAGCAACCGCTCTCCTGTGTCGGTTGCTGGATTTTCATGAGCAGCGGGTCAATGGCAAGATGGTCTTTGAGGGTGAGTGGTCAACAGCAGCCCAGACGCTGATGGAGGCGGGCTTGCTGATCAAGGATGAAGCTCTGAGTTCGGCGACCTGCTACGACTGCTGGGTCGAACTGGCGCGCGTGGTTGAAGACCCGCCCAAATCCTACGCGATAGCTGAGGGTGAGGTGCTGCAGATGTGCCCGGAGTGTGGCCCCGTGGTCGCGCCCGCCTATATTCGCCGGACCTATCGCCTGGCACTGCCCCGCCTGATCACCAAGCTCCTGGTGGGCTTGAATTTCAGCCCGAACGGGATGAAGGCCATCGACAAGGAGGGCATCCCGGATGAACGCGCCCGGCAGCTATGGCGGCTTGGCACGGGTAGCGCCAAGCGCGGCAAGGGCGTGACCTGGTACTTCGCTCGCCACCTGCACCGGATGGAGGTGGCATTGCGCCTGCATGAACAGATCGCTGCCGATCAATCGCTGCAGTCATGTGTGATCCTGACCAGCAGCGAAGTGCCGTTGCCCAGGACCTCGCCACTGTCAGGTTTTGAGGTGCGCAGTCTGCTCACCGTCGGCCAGATCGAAGCGCACAGCTTTACCTTCTTCCCGGATCGCCATCCGGCACCCGGTGTGCAGCGCCTGCAAGAGGCTGCGCCCGGCACCTCACTGCAGTACGTCAAGTCCAAGGGGCTGGTCTACATCGATGGTGAGGCCATCAAGCTCGAGCCACGCGAGCGCAATTTGCTGATGGCGCTCATCGATGATCTGGATCACGAAATGGACAACGCCAGCTTGCGTGACAAGGTCGGATCGGTGGCCGAGAAGTTCAGCCCGAGCAAGGTCTTTGACCGTAAGTCCCACGTCTATCACACCTTCATCCGCTTCCTGCGCGAAGACGGACGCTATCAGTTGCTGATTCCGCCCGATGATCGCAACTGGCTGACGTGAACCGCCACACCCTGGCGCTCTGCAGCTGAGCAGACGCCAATCCGAAGAATCCCAAGCGCCCGGCTGGTTTGACCAGACCGGGCTCTTTTGCGTTGGCTGATCGGGGAGCGTTCCGCAGCCGATTCCGCAAGAGATTCCGCAAGAGATTCCGCAAATTTGCGCAACCCGTTGCGGAGCGCCCTATGGGGCAGGAAACGGCATGAGCACAGGCGTTGGGGTGGCGATTGGGCAAACGCCAATGTGAGTTTGCGGAATCAGTCTGCGGAATCTGCGGAACGGTTTGCGGAACCCCGACTGGGAAAGTTTGCAACAAGGCACCGCGCGCGACGGGCCGACACCAGCAACCTTTTCCAGGAGCATTTTCATGACCAGCAATACATGGCAAACGGCCCTCGCGGCCACGGCTTCGGCCACCCAGCAACCGACTGTCCCCGTCCTCGACATCGGCAGTCTCCCTCTCCAACTCGACGACCTGACCCGCGAGCGCATCAAGGCGCTGCCCAAGCCGGCACTGCAGGAACTCTCTGTCCTGCTCGCCGACATGGATCGTGGCATTGGTCTCGCCCGCGAGCAGCTGAGCGCTGCGCTCGATGACCTCTACGGTGACGCCGCCCGCGCGCAACTGCTCGAGGCGGGCAAGGACACCGGCACCACGCACCTGCACGACGGGATGCTTGCCATCACCGTCGAGATCAAGAAGTCGGTCGCCTGGGATCAGGATGAACTGGCCGCCCTTGCGCAGCAGATCGCAAGCAACGGGGATGACCCAGCCGACTACATCGAGGTGAAGTATGCGGTCTCCGAGCGCAAGTTCGCTGCTTGGCCGCAATCCCTGCGCCGTCCCTTCGAGGCGGCCCGCACCCTCAAGCCTGCCAAGCCGACCTTCCGCCTGGCACTCGTCGGGGAGGGCAAGTGATGGCACTGCCAATCATCAGCGCCGACCAGCGCCTCTCCGAAAAACGCTGCGCCAAGATCGCCCTCGTCGGGATTCCAGGGGCTGGGAAAACCTCCCAGATCCGCACACTCCATGCTGCCAGCACCCTGCTGGTGGACACCGAGGCGGGCGACCTGTCGATCCTCGACTGGGCGGGCGACACCCTGCGCCCACGCTCCTGGCCCGAGTTCAAGGACCTGGTGGTGTTCCTCGCCGGCCCGAGCCCGAGTGCATCGCCCGAGCAGGCCTTCTCGCAGGCCCACTTTGATCACGTCTGCCAGAAGTACGGCGACCCGGCGCAGCTGGCCAAGTACGACACCTACTTCCTGGACTCGCTGACCGTGCTCTCGCGGATGTGCCTGGCCTGGTGCAAGACCCAGCCGGCGGCCTTCTCCGAGAAGACCGGCAAGCCCGACACCCGGGGCACCTACGGCTTGCTTGGCACCGAGATGATCGGCGCACTGACCCATCTGCAGCACGTGCGGGACAAGCACGTCATCTACGTCTGCATCTTGGAGGAGAAGCTCGATGACTTCAACCGGCGCATCTACCAGCTGCAGCTCGAAGGTGCCAAGACCTCGGCCGAGCTGCCTGGTGTGCTCGATGAGGTCATCACGCTGGCCATCCTGAAGGCCGATGACGGCACCCCGTACCGCGCCTTTGTCACCGGCGCGGACAACACCTGGGGTTTCCCAAGCAAGGACCGCAGCGGCCGGCTCGATCCCATCGAAGAACCCCACCTCGGAAAGCTCATCGCCAAGTGCCTCGGCCGCGCTGCCACGGCTCGCCCCGCTGCGCCTGCTGCGCAGACCAATGCCGCTTTCCCGAACGCCCACACATCCCACACCTCCCAGGAGTAACCCGCCATGTCCAACTGGAACGATTTCAATGACGCTCCACAGCCGCCGTCCTTCGACCTCATCCCGCGCAACACCGCGGCCAAGCTGCGCCTCACGATCAAGCCCGGTGGCTTCGATGACCCGGCACAGGGCTGGGCCGGCGGCTGGGCCACCCAGAGTTTCGAGACCGGCGCGGTCTATCTCGCCTGCGAGGGCGTGGTGATGGAAGGCCCGTTTGCCAGACGCAAGATCTGGTGGAACGTTGGCCTGCACAGCCCCAAGGGTCCGACCTGGGGGAACATGGGACGCACCTTCATCCGGGCCGCGCTCAACTCCGCGCGCAACGTTCACCCCTCTGACAACAGCCCCCAGGCACAGACGGCCCGTCGCATCAGTGGGTTCGGCGATCTCGATGGTCTGGAGTTTGCCGCGCGTATCGACATCGAAAAAGACGGCCGGGGTGGGGAGCGCAACACCGTCAAGGCGGCGATTGAGCCCGACCACCGCGACTACGCCTTGGTGATGGGCGTGGTGCCCAAAACGGGTGCTGGCAATCCGGGTGGCAACTCTGGAGCGCCGGCAGCCGTGGCGGTGCCGAGCTACACCCCACCTGCTGCCGCACGTCCAGCCCCATCCATCGTCCCCAGCGGCAAGCCCGCCTGGGCGCAGTGAGGGAGGCCGTGACGATGATGAGCACACCTCCTCTCACAACCAGCCACTACGGCGTGGTGCGCTTCGGTGACTTGGCAGTTCAGGCTGTGGTGCTGGAAGACGGCACCCGGGGCTATGTGCAGCGCCAACTGGCCACCGCCATCGGCCTGCACGAATCGCGCCGGGGCAGCCAGCTCAAGACGCTGCTCACCGATGTCGCTCCCGGTGCAGTGGAGGTCTTGCAGGAGAACGCCTGCAGCATCCGCCTGCCCTCGGGCCAGACCACGGCCTTCTTTCCCGCTGGAGTGATCGGCGAGGTCGCCTCCGGGGTGATCGACGCCGCGCTCGAGGGCCGCCT